CACGGCTCAACCCAGCCCGGTGCTGGGAACCTCTCAATTTGAAGACAGTGGATTGTCTCTCTTGGAGTTTCACGTCTTCAGCGGACGATGCTACCTTAAAAGTTTGGTAAATTAGCAGTATGAGTTACAGAACCCACATAGCTAACCCATGCTTGTAAAGTATATGTAACAGTGGCTGCCACTCCATAAGCTAATGAACTATTACCGTTCGATGCTGGATTTAGCAGGGACTGCGCTACATAAGCTGCGGTAGCGTTTTGGAACAAGTTTAAGAAACTGCCGTTCCAAACAGCATACGCTGTGAAACCATCGGTCATCACAAAGGCCTGATCAGCATTAAAAACAGCATCCTCCATAAGATTAGATGCTGTGACATTGACCCACGACGCTACATCACTGTTAGTCACATCAATAATGATTTTATAAATATCACCAACAGCTGTGTTTGCAGGCATGGCCGAGGCCACTCCACTCAAGTTACTACCTTGGATAACTCCATAAAAAGTGCTATCCTTCGTGACAGCTGTCGTGGTAAGGCCAAAACTGATATTCCTCCATTGTATACGAGGTATAGGAAACGTTAACAACCGAGGTTGAAAACATTCCTCGGCAAACTCTAGATCATAGTCAAATATGACATAACCTGGTGAGTCAACAGTGGAAGTTTTAGACAGTAAGAACAGTTCACCATCGGCGTACTCTTCTACTCCATCATGCATACCATAGTCAGTTAATTTCCAATCTCCTGTAACAGCGAATCTAGCTGAATGATTAGTCCATTGAGGACCCATCACAGTATTTTGATCCGTGAAAATAAAAGGAAGAAACTGATTACTGGTCTGATTCAAAAAGACCGATGTACGGTCTTTAGAGTAGTAAAACAATACGTCTCCATTAGCACTAGTTGGGGAACTAGTTATATAATGTACGACGAACGAATGAAACTTAAATCGCATATACATGCGTTGGTAATTGGCTATTATGGAATCCGCGAAAGCGGCCGGGGTAAGGGGTGATCCCCCCACGACCGACCAATTCGTGACTGTTGCTACGGTGCCTATTGGCGCAAACATAAAATCTCGCCCTCTAATTCGCACTCCAGCCTTAGTACGAGTTATGTTTTTCGCGGCTCCTCTAACAGAATTACCTATTGCAACAGGAGCTGTGGCAATAGTACTAACTGGCCCAAATTGAGATGCTTCCGAAACTTTTGGTATGTTCTTGGTTCTCTTTTTGGCCACGTTCTTATCATTCATAGCCATCTGTTTAATTTCATTAATGACTCTATTCACATTGCTTGGTTTCCTCGATTTCATCGGGGTAGTACCATTAGCTCTACGTTTCTTAGCCATATCTTACTCTTCTTTTACGCCTCCTACCACCACGTCTGTAGTGAGCTGGATACATGTTGGTGGGCTGAGGTGATTCGACTCCCAGTCCACTATAGACAGTACTAGACGAAGTTCCGTTGTTCGTGCTATATACACCTGGTTTAGCGTAATCAACTATTTTGCCCATGCCGATATCAGAAGAATCATCTCCTCCCGCAAATCGGCGCACAACACGCTTAGGCTCACTGCTAGGCGTCTCGCCCCTACCGGCCCAACCAGGGTCGGTATCGTAATAGGCGAGTATTTCTTTCTTGTACTTATCAACATTCATCATATAATCATTTAAGTGATAATCATTGATAAGTGATCCCACTACTAATCCTAATGGACCATATTTAGCGTAATCAGCTAAATTAGACCCGGCTCTTAGTGTTTGGTTCCCATACAAGGCTGCCATACCGGCAAACTTGGCTAGGCCACCTAACT